AGTCTCAAATATATGAGCATTCATAGTTCTAGACTCTTCACAGTCAAATGGAAGACCACATAGGATGAAGACATCTGCGAGACCCTGTACACCTAGACCAATGGGACGATGTCTCATATTAGAGCGTTTGGCGGTCTCAACTGGGTAAAAATTTCTATCGATAACCCGATTCAAATTTTTTGTAACAACTTTAGTAACTTCATGGAGTCTATCATAGTCAAATGTCCGCGTCTCTTTGTTTACGTACTTTGGAAGTGCGATAGATGCCAAGTTACACACTGAGGTCTCATCTTTGTCAGTATACTCGATAATCTCAGTACACAAGTTAGAACTCTTAATCACACCTAAGTTCTTCTGGTTCGACTTTGAGTTACAGGCATCCTTATACAACATATAGGGAGTTCCAGTCTCAGTTTGAGATCTGAGAATAGCCTTCCATAAATCAGCAGCAGGTAGGGTGGTGTTAGCTAGGCCTTCTTCTTCATATTTAGTGTAGAGCTCTTCAAACTCCTTACCGTAGACATCAGAAAGACCCTTGGCCTTGTCTGGGCAAAAGAGTGACCAGTTACCATTCTCCTCAACCCTCTTCATGAAAAGATCTGGGATCCAGAGGGCAGAAAAGAGATCCCGGCAACGTGCTTCCTCATCACCTTGGTTGAGACGAAGTTCCAGGAAGTCCAAGATATCTGCGTGCCAAGGTTCTATGTAAACAGCGATAGATCCCTTACGCCTACCAGCTTGATTGACGTAGCGTGCCGTGGCGTTGAAGACCCTAAGCATTGGGATAATTCCATCAGATTGACCATTGGTACCCCTAATACGGGATTTATTACTACGAATATCATGGATATGCATACCGATACCACCAGCCCACTTTGAAATTTGAGCGCATTCAGTTAGAGTCCCATAAATACCATCGATTGAATCACCCTTATTTGCGATCAAAAAACAAGAAGACATTTGGGGTCTGGGAGTTCCCGCGTTAAACAGTGTTGGAGTCGCATGAATGAAGAGACCTTGGGACATTTTGTCGTATGTTTCAATGACGGCTGGAATATCTTTACCATGAATACCAATAGCCACACGCATAAACATGTACTGAGGTGTTTCTACGAGTCTACCATCAACGCGCTGGAGGTAACTCTTCTCGAGAGTCTTAATACCAAAATACCCAAAGTCAAAATCCCTATCACTATCGATATTATCCTTTACCTTGAAAGCAACTTCCGAAACCTCTTCTGTGATAATACCAGCTTTCAGAAGCTTTCTCATGGCGAGATGAAAGTTGTTTGGACAAACCTTTTGAATGTTACTCGCCACAATACGAGTGGCCAAAATTTCATAATCCGGGTCCGATGTAATCATGCCCACGCATATTTCTGCAGAGAGTGTATCTATTTCTTGGGCGGTGATCTGATCGTACATAGACGAGAAAACCTGTTGAGCAACTTTTGAAGAGTCGCAATTCTCAGAAAGTCCATACGTTAAATTCTTGATCCTGTTGGTGACATTGTCAAATTTCATATCCTCAACACGACCTGAGCGTTTAATTACCCTCATATACTTTCTATTCTAATTTTATTTTTAACTTACTTCTTTCCTAAAGATAAATCTGCACTTCGGACGGTAGCTGTTCCTAGGGTTTCCATTCTACGATCGGGCTGAAGAAGATAGGTATTCACATAGAAGGGACCAGTCTCACCAGGCTTAGCGACTGGCGCATAAGAACCAACGAAGCAGGAGGGAGCATTACAAGGGATTGTGTCAACAGAATTTGGACCTTTGGCGTAAGCCTCGTTAAAGTCCGAGTAGTTCAGCATTTACTATTATCACATAATTTTTTTCCGGGTGTATATTAAATGAGTAATCTTCATCTGAATTCTGTCAAGCAGTGTGAGACTCCATTGAACGGATTATTCTTTTCTGAATTCAATAAAAATATCCTTCAGCGTGGGATTCGTCAGGCGTTTAAGGATCGTACTGGTATATCCATTGATTATCAGAATCCAGATGATCTTTATGGTATCATGCGCGTAGTTTTCATCAACAACTCCGGTAACCACCATAAGGAAGTCAACAAGCAGGTCAAGGCGATGAACGCTCGTGTCATAGAGACGGCACTGTCTCAAATCCAAACTGGCGTTTCTCAATACATCGCGTATGTGAGTGACATAGACACAACTAGGACTCTCATGGATCAACCAGTTAATACGAGTACCGTCGGGAAAAAGCTTCCTTATAACAAAAAAATTGGGTTATGAGTTAACTATATTAAAGTTACGAAGTGTACCTAAATTAAGTATGAGTCTTAACTATTACAAAAATGAAACCGAAAGAGTATGTAAATCAAAGGGATGGGATAGAGCACCCGTAGACACAGTCTGGCTTCTTCTGTCTGAGGAAGTTGGTGAACTTGCGTCGGCGATTCGTCAATACAAGAAGATGTACAAAAAGACGAATCTAAAAAAGGATAGGGGTACAGACGTTATGATGGAAATGGGGGATGTATTTAGTTATCTTTTTCAACTTGCTCATATGTTGAATATTGATCTAGATCAAATGTGGGAAGAACATCGGTTCAAAATGAATGACAAGAAATATAATCTGAAGTAATAGTAATTATGAGTAAGTTTATGCTCAATGACCAAGATGCTATTAATGACGTCAACCCGTTTGTCAAACACGATTTTTCCCTTCCAGGAAGTGTAAGACAGACTGGGGATTTTGATAACTTTTCTAAATCTCCCACAGGGGAGGGTATAATTGGTGCAGATGAAAGTGTGTATTGCAGCTACGCATTATGCGAGACTGCTGAGAAGCCAACCACCGTGTTCAAAAACATTCATCCTAGAAGGAACATAGACACTGGGTTTAATTGCGACGAAGCCGAGAAGGTTAAAGTTGGTGTCGCGAAGGAGGAACAAATTCCCTACTTTGGCGTCTTTCTCATCACCATCTTCATAGCTCTCGTTGTATCAATTGTAAGACGCTGAAGAAATACTCTAAACGATCTATTTTGACACATTCATCAATAGAATGATGTAAATGTTTTTTACAAAACTTGATAATAAAATCTCTCTGCCAAGCACTTTTCATATTTATAATGGGTGGCTGGAAGCTGGGATCTAGAATTTTAGTAGCATGTGTAAGACGAATATACGTCTTAATATCACGTTTCGTTGTAATAATTTCATCTAGGAGTAATTCACTCATTCTCTGTCTAACCTCTACAGTCTTTGAAACCATAATGTCCAAAAACTTAAGGTAAGGAATGGTGTGTTTCTTAGATTCAAACACTTGCCAATCCGCCAGTGGTTCAGTGTTCATGTAATCCGTGAATGTCTGATACCCCTTTCCACGAATGTACGAATCGTACACGATTTCCACGTAAGTGAGATCAGATTCTACATCATGTACGAGTTTTGCACATTTAAAGAAAGAACTCATCTACTCACATAAAGAATATATTCTTTAAACACCTAAGTCGTACTCCAGTGTTCTTTATTTTATGGACAAATGTATTCAACTATTGCAAATAACTCATTTTCCTATCTCCTCACAATTGATGAGTTTAGGAAAGCTTTACCCGAAGATCTGAAACCCTCATGGATCAAGATCACAACTATCACGATGGTTTCCAGTTTCGTTCAAAATATCAACATCAAACGTCTTCGAAGAATTTTTGAAGAGATTGGTACATATAAGATGAAACGATGTGGTTCAAACACGTCGGGATTTGAATGGAAACTTAAACCTACCACTTTCTACAACCAAGTTACACTGACCTACCACGATTCCTACAGTACCAAGTCCGTTAAAGTTTTTCCCAACGGCTCTATTCAGGTTGCGGGGTGCTGTGATCTCTTTGATTGCAAGCGCATCATTACCCAGCTTATTCACATCTTCAAGGTCTTTCTGAATTTGGAAATTAAAGTTCCCGTTGATTCTTTCCGGGTTGTTATGATTAATTCCAACTTCTCTCTCAACTACAACATCAACCTGATAAAGGTGGCTGATTGGTTTGAAAATTACAGTGACATCTTCAAAGTCTCATTCGAACCAGACCGATATTCAGCCGTAAAAATCAAGTTCAAACCAGCACATGAAATGAAGGAGATTACTTGCAGTATCTTCAGTACAGGGAAGATTATCATTACAGGAGCCGAGACTCTAAAGGAAATTGCTTTTGCTTACAATATCATTAACCAACACATCAATGAGAAGCCCGATATTCGTGTTTCACGAACAGAGGACACTGATGTCTTTGATATTTTCCTTGGATACAGGTGTGATCCATTTGTTAAACATTTGAAGGATAAGGGATTCAAATCTTGGGTAAAAACTATCACAAACAGACAAATTAATTTCTAGCTCTATATTAATTAAGATGTCGCAGCGACTTGGGATGGCCGATGGACGCTGTTTCACTATCAATACTTCAGCCCAACTCTTCAACAATTACGTGATGAAGCAGAATAGCATTCCTTTCGAGGACAACTATTCTTACAGACAACTCCTTCAAAAGCAAGGACCTGAACTCCTTACCCAGATTCAAGATGAACAAGGAAAGGGTAAGTGCAACACATGTGACAAGCCTCTCGTAGATGCCTCCAAGATCTACTAACTGAGCTAAATCACAGGAAAAACTTTAACACCATACTCTAGAATGTCGACATGTGCGATATGTCTAAACGAAGTCAAGTCGACGAGGAACAATCCTCCGATTCGTTGTGGACACGTATTTCATTCCCACTGTCTAGAGAGATGGAAATCCCAAGGTAAAAACACCTGCCCAACCTGTAGACGAGTATTCGATGTTTCCCAATTTAAAGTGGAAGTTAAGATTCATAATAATTATACACAAGTTTCAAATGTCGTCTCATTAAACGAAGAATCTATGCTATCCGTACTAGATATGTTTGACGTTTCGTTTGATGCTGATGACGTTCTAGATTTAAACAGTATTTTATCAGACCTTGGGATAACCCTTGCCGACTTTGATTCCGCTATCCTTGACGCAGAAGGATGAACAATACTTATCGTAACTCAATTGAGTATACTTTCTAGACGCAGTACGAGGATCCTTGATTACCTTACCATTAGCATCACCTAAAAGTGGACCAGTTGCCCAACCACGTTTATGACTAAATACATTAGCATTAAAAATCACACGTTTTCCAACTTTGAATGGACCAGCCTTCTTGATTCTAGACTCAGGAACTTTGAAATATTTAGCTACAGACTTAATCGTATCACCCGATTTAACCTTATATTCAATGACGCCGTGTTGTTTATAGAAATGGAAATCGCCTTGTCGAATATAACTATTAGGTCTCCCAGAAGAGACAAACATCATGATTTTATAGTATCCCTTCTTGCATTTTTTGTCCCCATCAACCTTGTATATAGATTTGGGGTTGTCGGAAATAACGCGCTTTGGAAGGTCTTTACAGGTGGTGTAATCATGTTTTACATTAGATAACCCAGACCGATCACCTGGTATGGATTTTTGCCACCGGTACGCTTCATAGTCCCCAACGGCGTAGGCATAACAGTTGTTATTTGGTATACCTTTGTTTGAACCCCAACGACGATTTGTAAATTTTGGTTCTGACCCACTTAACGGAAGATTTTTGGTCTTGGGCATCTTATACTTTACTCAGAAAAAAATATCAGTAACTAGTAAAAATGTTCGCCAATCTTATCAAGTCCGAAAACAAGTCTGATGTTGTAAATCAGCTTCTCATGTTCGTGCTGTCTATTCTCATCAGCACCTTCATCCTTCGTCTCGTATGGAACACCTCGCTGGTCAAGCACATCTCCGTGCTCAAGCCTATCAACAGCATGCTCGATGCTTTCATCCTGTCGGTTTCCATCAGGGTAATCTCCGGTCTTGACCGTTAAACTTCGGTATAACCAACAGACTTTTTACCATCTGGATGAATTATGGTTGGAAAACCACTCATACCAGCACAATCATTACTAGCGCAATCGATAAACTCATATTGTTTACCGGAATTTTTCATGAAATCTAATTGCTTACGAGTCCATCCACAGTCCATGGTCCCGTAAACAACCCATTTTTCATTCGAAGTGACCACAGCAGTGGGTTTATTACCCATCTCTAAGAGAATGTAGACATTTAGAATGATTAGTACAACGACGAGTAACATTTATAATACTCAGACACTTTAATCACAGACCTTCTTTTTGAG